GTTCATCTCCATTGAGATTTCTTTACAAACTGGTATTTCACCTCTCATCACGGCGTCCCTGAATTTACCGTAATAAATCGGAGTAGCAGTATTCGACAACGCCATTTTGAATTCTCCTTTCAATTGTTAAATTTTATCCTCTAAGTTGCTTAACAAGTAAAGCGATAGTTAGAGCGGTTGTTGCTCCTCGAACGGCCACAGCGCTTATATCTAATGCTTTATTAACGTAGTCTTCGCCTTGCTTTAGATGCTCTCTATGCATCATCATTCTAGTGTAGTTATCCTCCATATTAAGACGTTGGACTCTTTGTTGTAATTCTTTGTCAGACATTTGTTCGGTGCTTTTTCGTATTCTTTTTTCCATTGCCGGGTCTTTAATTCGTTTAACATCATCGTTAAATTTACGAGCACTGTCAATACCTTCCCCGATGGATCTAGTTTTCTTGATCGCATTTTGGTAATCTTCCGCACTAGATGATTTTCGCTTTCCGACTCCAACCGGAATAGTCTTTCTAACAGCACTATCTTTTCCTCCGTCGTAATCGGAATATCTTTTTCTACCGGCAGGAGTTAAGCTACCATCCGAATTTTGGTATCTACGAACACCCCATTTCATACCTTTAATACCATGATGTCGTAAATCATTACTCATTGTTATCACCCCCTTTAGCTTTATTATCACCCTCTAGATACAAGCGCCATTCTAGCTCAGCCAACATATTATTAATACTGTCCATCAGAGCAGAGCTAGTTGGGGGGTCGAACATTAATCTAACTTTAAGATAAACAAATGTTCGAACTGCGTTTTCATTTAATACTGTGGTGTAATCACTCCATTCTTCAGAACCATCCTCTATGAAAAAACCCTCTGCTGGACCAACATTCAATTGGTTTAATATAACGAAGACCGTGTTGATGTGAATTATTAAGTCTTGATCGAATGCATGGTATTCGGGACTGATTCCGAGTAACTTTTTAATAGAGTCTAGTATATTGTCCATTTCTTAATATCACCTCCTCCAAGGGCAAGTATCGTTCTTAGTTCGTTCTACAATAGCGTTCTCCAATAAACTTTCATCTCCATAATGTATAGCAGAGTGAGTTTTATGACTTGTACATATAAGGTATTCGGGGTTTAATAAAAAATCTGTTTGGTGGATAAGGTCATTCTTTGAGATTGGATTCATATGATGTATTATTATTCTTTTACTAAGCTCGTGATCTGGCATGGCTAAATCGCACGCGTTATCCCTTATTATTATCTCATTTCGTAAACTCTTCCATTCACTCGAATGATAAAACTGTTGATTTAAATATCGGTCGAATCCAAATGTGGCATCTCCAACATTGGCTTCCAACTTTAAATATCTGAATCTTTCTTCGAATGTTGTTAGCTCCATTAATTCACTATATGTTCTTATGTAGCCTCTAGTCATCATACTCATCATCTTCTTCGTCTTCGGAAGAATCATTTTGGCCACTATAGTTTTTCATAGCATTAATAGCGTTAGTGTATAACTCCTCTATTCGTTTAGCTGACTGTAGGTTTTCGGTTTTTGCTTCAATCAAGGCTTTTTGTTTCTCTAATATCTCTCTTTCAATTCTCTCCTTAGTGGAACCAAGCTTTAAATAATGTGTTATGACTTGAGATGAGGCTGTTCCCTCTATTAATTGCTTCTCGGCCAAGTCTACAGCCAAAGCTATTAGTTGATTCTCTCTCGCCTCGGGCGTAGTAGCAGGTCGAATTTTCTTCGGTGTATCTTTAGGAGTATTATCTTTCTTCTTAGGCATTCTTTTAACCCCCTTTTCTGCTAAATATAAATTCGTTACGGTATGTTTAGCGCGACTTTCAATCCACTTTTGGTCACTGAAAGGAGAGGAAAAAGTGCCAAATTAACCAGCCAAGGGAAGAAGATTGAAAGCCGGGGTAAACATACCGTAATTTGTTTTCCAAAATATCACCCCCGGAGAATTTTTAAGGAGGGCGGCGATGCAAGAGGGGGTGGGTTTTTTGGGACCCCCTCCCCCACCTGTCAAAGCACCAGTTCAAGGTACTATGACAAGAGAGTAAGGTTTAAAATAATTTTTACACACAATTATTTAATAAATTATTTAATAAATTATTTCTTAACTTTAACATAAATATTTCTAAAATCATATTGAATGATCTCATCAATAGCACGCTCGATTTCTTCTTCATTCTCAGTATCAGTGAATTGTTCAGAAGTTTTTGCAATTCTTGCTAAATAAGCACAAGAATTGTAACCTGATTCAACATCATACATATACCAAGAGCTAAAGTTATCGAATGGATCATAAGGATTGTCAATAGTTGATAACATAACAGCCATATTAATTCTCTCCTTTCATATGATTAATAATTGTAGACACAGAAACACCTAATTTAGATGCTATCTGTTCATTTGTATAACCAGACTCCTTAAGTGTTGCTATATGATTAACTTTAGCTTGGCTTAATGAATTAGTTACTTTAGGAGTGGCCTTTTGTCTAACAACATCTAGGTCACAGTTATTTAGTATTTGTTGGAGCTTATTAGGACTGATGGCGCCTGCCTGTATAGCTTCCCATTCTAAGTCTGAAATTTTAATTAATTCTCTTTTAGCCCCTACTTGCTTACGGGCTTTATCTAAGGCTTGTTGTCCAGCCTTCCTAATTTCTTTTTTTGTCATGTCAGGATTGTCGGCTTTTTTAGCTTGCACTATAGCATTGGCTATTGTTTGAGCCTGGCGTTCCTTAGGGGCGTTCTTTAGGGCTACGTTAAGGGCGGCGTTTAAACGGTCTACTTGGGGGGCGTATTTAGCTTTAGCATCTGGGGAGTATGGAATGTCTTTTGTATTCACCATGATCTTACGTGCTTCATTAGCCATGGATTTCATTTTATTAGCGTATTCAGCATAAGCTATTTCTCTAGGCTCTCTGAATTTACTAACTAATGTGAATGCATCATCAGTCTCTTCCATCTTAGTACTCTTTTGTGTTTTAGTTACAGTTTTATAAGTGACCTCACCAGTTTTAGGGTTTATAACTTCCTTTTCATATGTTACATCATCGGCAACTTTCCATGTTTGTTTTCCAGTCTCGGGGTCTATAATTGGTGATCCTTGTCTTTTTAATACGGACTCTTGACCCTTAGCTCTTGATACAATAGTACCAGTTCCTTCTCTATACTTACCATCTTCATCTATATGTCCTTGGTATCTTCTTTTTAATTCAGCTATATTATTCTCTTTCTCACTTAGTTTATAGTTTAGTTTATGTTTACCAGCATCAATTACAACCATCGAATGTTTAACGGCTCTAGCCAATTCTTGATCATTAGCGCCCATCAATGTCATATCAGTTATTAAGTTTGAAATTTTACCCATTTCTTGTTGCGTATTGTCTACTGTTTTACCATTCGCGTCAACCGACTTCATATACTTCATACCAGGTACTTCAGGATACTGCATTTTAGGATCGAATCCTTCTAGTTCTTTTAGTGGGGGTTTGTTTTTAATATTCACCCCTCTACCTGTAGGTATAACCATGGCGGTATCACCATCGAAATCCGCTCCTGATAGTTGCTCTGCTACCTTTGAGTTAATACATACAGCATCTAATGCGTTTTTACCTATCATTTTTTCAGCATCGGCTTGCTTATTATTAACAGTTAGAATTGGTATTTCAAATATACCACCATGTGGGTAGCGGACTAAAGCAACTTTCGTACCATTTTCAAAGTTTGGAGCATAGATTTCGTTATCTTTAATGCTTGGTACTGGAAGAATAACTTGGTATCTTTGACCAGGTAAAGATGCTGCATCTAGGTGAACAGCAGTTGAATCGCATTCATCAGCAAATGATTTCAATAATGCTTTTTTAACAGTTGGGTTTGTTATTGTCATTATCTCATCGAATTCTGCTTGTTTATCAGCAACAGCCAAACCCGTTTGTTGTTTTACTAATTTAAGACTTTGTTTTGATAAGAATTGAGATGGTAAGCTGTCGCTCCAGTCATTCCAATCCCCTTCTTCTCTTGTTTTATTAATTGGTGATAGCTTTCTCTCTCCATTATCATCAATATAATAACTTTGTCCACCAGCTTTAACTAAGGCTCCGAATGGATTATCGGGATCATCTTTAATTGGTTTTAATACATCCATTTTAGCTTTGTTTTTACCTTTGTTAGTGTTAAACATAATATCAACACCATCTGGTAAATCATCAGAATATACAGCCATACCTTTAATGTAGTGTGTTCCATCCACCATGATACGAACTTGAGCATAGTGTGAACCACCTAAATCTAAATCTTTACATCCTCTACGAATCTCAACAAGTCCATCTTTCTCAATACCACCATCTTCAGCGTATCTTATGGCTAAACGTTTAGAATCAAATGATGAAGGGTATTTAAATGTATCGAATGTTTCTCCATCATCATGAGTGTGATAGTCCACAACAGAATGTACATTTTTATAATCATACATATCTTTCCATTCTTTATCGGGAGCAGCTAATACTTTAAGGTTAGTTTGTTTTCCTGGATTATTAACTTGAGAAACCCCTCCACCAAATCGTTTATAACCTTCCATTTCAAGCATCATTACAGCTTGATCTAGTTTTTCTTTAGAAATACCTAATTCTCTCTCTACACCTGCACCAATATCAATCATACCTTTTTGGTCAACTTGGTCTCTTAGAAAGTCAGCTGTTTTTCTAGCTTGTTTCATTCTACTTTCAGACTCAGCATTTAACAAACTACGAACAGAAGAGTCATTTTTATACCCCATTTGTTTGGCGATTTCGTTTAAAGAATATCCTTGATCTCTCAAATCTTTAGCGATATCGACCTCAACAGCTCTGTGCCCATCTTTAATCATTGTTTTTTGTAAACGAACTTTAGTCGTAGTACTACCTAAAGCGTCAGCGATTTCTTTTTCTGTTTTACCGCGTTTAGTCATATCATGTACAACAGCAAATGATTTTTCAGTTTCAAACTGTTCTTTTGTTAACCCCATAGATTTAGCAATATCTTCATCGCTAACTCCGTTTTCAGACATATATTGGATGCGTGAAAGAAAGTCTGTGCAATGTTGATGAGGGTCTTTACCACTACCCCAAGGGTAACGCCCAGAACGTCTAGGCATCCCATAGTGAATTAATTCATCTAAAGACGGTTTATCATCATAAGCCATACTTTATTCCCCTTCCATTTTCAATTTTTCAATAATTTTATCAAACGTCATAATCTTATCCATAATAGGTAAAATATCATCCGCTGTTGGATGATGAACAACAATCTCATTGTTTTGATAGATTCTTAATTCCATATCTATTTCGCCTGGTTTCTTATTGTATTCCAAACAAAATAGAGCAGCATATATTTCTAATTGCTCCATGTGTGCTTTTGTTACACCAGTTTTTAAATCATGGATGCGCAATAAATTATTTCTAAATATAATAGCATCAGCAGTACCAAAACAATTATCGGAATAATATAAAACTTGTTCTGGTTGCATCTTAAATCCAATAGCATCATTAACATACATGTTTAATGTTTTTTGTGATTTTGGTAGTTTTTGTCCCAATTGAATACATTGAGCAGCAAAGTCATGTAGAATAGTCCCCTTTAATGTTGCTTGATGCTTTAAATATGAATCTGCAATTTTGTCATTATCATAGTTAACCCAATGATACTTACTTGCACCTAGAAATGCATGTTTACCTTCAAGCGAGTAATGTTTGTTGAAGTTCATATAAAATCTCCTCCTTATTTTCGGGATATATGAAACTTGCGAAAGACAT